GTCCCCCTTAATTTTTATTATACTTGAATAGGATTCTTACCAAGTTTTCTATTATCCTCTCTGGTCTGAATCGCAAAGTTTGACAGTTCGGATTTGCCTCCATCGGCATACGGTTTGATGTGACCTATTTCAAAGTCAGCAGTCAAAACATCTTCCATTGGAATCTCTACACCTTCAGGAGTAACCCAACCCTGATCTTTCGCTGCGATAAGTTTCTCTTCTATGCTTCCATTTCTGCGAGAGTCTAATTGTACGAAGTATTTCGTACAGTCGAACTTCGCTGTGATCAACTTATTTCGCAGAGTGTTGAAACGAATCTCTCGTGAACGTAACAACTCAGAGAAAGTCGCTGAACGGCCGTTCTCATTGTAAGAATGTTCTGTCTTGTCTTTCATAAGATCAATCTGAATGTTGATGTAATCTTTAACGAAAGAATCTGGTTCTGTTATTTTCTTTCCACCACGAATCTGTTCTAGATAAATCACAAACAAATCTAACAAACCATTTTCACGTTTAAAGATAGAGAGATTTTTACCAACAGTCTTCAAGAAGCGTTCAACTTCACGAACAAACTTGTTAACCAATTTGTTTGCGTTTTCGTTATAGTACATTTCTTCTAGTGATTTAGCGGTAATCTTACTATCTAAACCATCAAGATAGATCATACATAGACCAGCGAAATAATCATCTAGTTTGCGGCGATTAATTTCTTTTTGTGTAAAGACACCCGCTGCGGAAAAAGTCTTAGAGTATTTTGTAGCGAGTTCACGAATCTCATCTGCAACATTAGAAAGAATTGGGTTTCTCAACTCTGGTGCGTTAAGAGTAACCCCACTGTTAACAACCAAGAACAAACGAGTAATGTCTTCTCTAGTGGCATTAAGGTAAACCTCTAGAGTTATCTTACGTGAATCTAAAATGTTTTTCATTCCAACGGGTAGTTTGGAGTAAGTGCCATTTTCTGAAGTGATAGTGTACACTTCATCACCAATAACGTAATTGCCTTCGGGTATACTGAATTTGTTTTGTTTGTATTCAAGAATAGTGTTTGTTCGATTATTAGAATCCAAATTCAGATAGGTTGCCCTTTCAACAAACTGAGTAAAATAATCCACAGACTTCTTATCGTTACTAATTTCTGCATTGTTCAGACAAGAGTTTACGTGCGCCAGAATAAATTTTGACGGCGCAGTATTTAAGATCACTGAAACAATAAATGATTGTTTGTTGGATAAGTCCCACCTAGTAACTGATTGACAGTTTAGATCAGCATAGACTTTATCGATGATAGTCAAGTATGATCCGAAAGTGGTGTTTGAAGTTTTTGATTCAACAGATTTGAATGTTACATTTTTCATAATAATTACCTTATATACATTAGTTGGGTTTTGTAGGAAGAGAAGGAGTCACCATGAGTCGTTCTTTGAACCTACAATCATATAGTACCATAAGTATTTCTACTTTGGCAATACTTTTATCGAATAATATCGATATCTTCTGCGTTAGTGTTCCAAGTCTCTACAACGGAACGCAGTCTACCGTCTGACTTCAGAGACTCGTATCGTTTACCTGCCTTCTTACGCCACCATTCAATGACGTTCTCCACTTCGAAACGATCAAAGTTTTCAGCCCTGACCAACTCATCGGTCTCAAGGTTGAGGTACTGTGGTACGTTACTGTACCCGTAGGTAGAGAAGAAGGAACGTTTCTTCTCAGTCAACCCTTTCGCATTAGAAAAGGTCTGACAGAACTTCGCATAGGCATCCTCATCGTGATGTTTGAGAGAGGACTTGATGATAGACGCCATCTTGGTCTGCGTCTTCAACTTGCGTGAAGATGCGTCAGCAGGAACCAAGAACTCACCATCGTTACGTACCTTAAACCAATCGTTCAGTTTACGGAAGTTGTCATCGTTGATGAGCGGTGCGAAGTTTGAGTCTGTCAGACCGTTAAACCTCAATAGTGGTTTCATCCCGTCATACATCGAAGATGACTTGGATGACCCATATAGTGAAGTAGTCTCAAACATACAGATGTTTGCGGCATACTTCTTACTCAGTGCGAGTCGCACTTTGTGGGAACAACAGATGGCTGCAAGTAACTTACCACCAAGGTAGTTGAACCCGAACGGTTGAGTGGGTACAATGTTGAACCCCATTATCACTGACTGATTGAATCGACGCATCACGTCCGGACTCATCGTGTCCAGTGGTTTACCCAACCATTCATTACGTGGACGTGAGTTGATCGTCGGAGAACCGAAACGAATCATACCCACAACCATACCCGAATTCTTTTCTTTGACCAACCACAACATCTGCTTGCCTGGGATACTTGACTCGACGGGTGCAGATGTGGTAATCTCCATGTATGACATGAACTGATCTTGACGACACTCCGAAACCACAAACTCCATATCATTGGGGTGCATGTCGAACTTGTCGAACAGATCATTCTCAGGGCCCATGCCTGGCAAACTGCAAGGGAACGTCTCCATCCGTTCCATTTTAATCTTACGCATGTAATCGTCGATGCGGTCGAAGTTTGCAAAGAACTCTTCGAACACATTCGCAGCGTAGTGTGCGTCTTCTCTAGTTAGTAACATATGATCCTCTCATCAATACTAATCATTATATAGCAAAAGTATAGGGGTTGTCAAGCGTATAAATAGAGAAAGTGATATAGGAGATATTCATGGCAACTCTAACTGACAACAAAAACTATCTACAACCTACAGGGTTTGCGGTATCCATCGAAAAGACGAATTACCCAAACCTTCAATATTTCGCACAGAGTGTAACACACCCTGGCGCTTCTGTCAACCCTATCGAACTGCCAGGCAGAAGAATTTCTGCATTACCCTTTGCGGGTGACAAGATTACCTATACGGAACTGTCCATCGACTTCATCCTTGATGAGGACATGGCATCCTATCAGGAGATGCAGGCTTGGTTGGAGAGAATGGTTAACGAAGGAAACATCACTAAGGCCCAAGCTCTCGCAGATAACACGATATCTACCTTTGCGGATATCACTCTCTCCATCCTCACTAGTCACAACAACCCCAACAAGAGGATTCGGTACTTCAACTGCATCCCTACCAACATTGGGTCTATTGAGTTGAACGCAACTCAGAATCAGACCTATCTAACATACACAGCATCCTTCAGGTTCGATACATTTGAGTTGATTTAATATGCAAAGAATTGAGATTAAGAACAAAAGAGTTCTTGACATATTAGATGATGTACGTTATAATTATACTAAGAAATACGATATCAAAACGATATGTAAGGATTCTGGTCATCCAGATAATGCGAGGTGGTATACCTCAGACAAGTACCGAGATGCTATTATAGCTTCCGGAACTAAACATAAGGGTGGAGCTGATTTTGCACACGCTTGGTTTTTAAAACCTTTTCATATAAAAGATGAAGTAGATGACAAGTTAAGGAAACAATATAAGGAAGATTGGATTGATCTAGATCGGAGATTGAAAATCGAACTTGGTCTTAAGACTAGCGCATTGCTTTTATATTATCCTCCCAAGGGACATATCGAATGGCACAACAATGCTAATGCTTCTGCGTACAACCTGATCTTTACATACAGTGAAACTGGGGATGGTTGGTTCCGGTACTATGACCTAGAGAAGGGCGAGAACGTGACCATGCAGGACAAGAAGGGTTGGAGTCTGAAGGCTGGTTACTTTTCAGATTATGATGAACCAAATAACTTGGTGTATCATTGTGCATACACCGATTGTGATAGGATAACATTGTCCTATGTATTAGGTAAACGTAAAGATTATTGGCAAGATTGTATAGATTATATTAGTGAGGAATAATATGTTAGACCTTGAGTCTGTTTTGAAAGAGTGGGAAGAAGATTCTAAGATTCCCATGCACCAACTTGATGAGACTTCTCGTAGCACCCCATCGTTACATGCGAAGTATCTGCAATACCTGTCACTGACCAAGTTGCAACTGAAACGTGCAGAACACGGTCAGAAGACTCTACTCAAAGACAAGTTCTTCTACTATGAAGGCAAGATGTCTCAGGAAGAGATCAAAGACAAGAAGTGGACGTATGACCCCTTTGAAGGAAACATGCCTACCAAGGCGATGAAAGAAAAGTTCTATGACGCAGACGGAGACATCCAGAAGTCTGAAGAAAGAATTGAGTACTATAAAGTTCTTATAAGTACATTGACGGAAATAGTTGATAGTCTCAAGTGGAGACACCAAACCATTAAGAACATCATCGACTGGAGAAGGTTTGAATCAGGCGGATAACACAATACGAGTGGGATTAGTCAACCACTCTTATATGGCGATTGAGAGTAATCCCGCTCAGGAACAGGAGCTACGGGAGTACTTCTCTTTCTTTGTGCCTGGCCATAAGTTCATGCCCGCATTCAAGAAACGTGTCTGGGACGGTAAGATCAAACTCTACAACCAAGTCACCAAACAACTGAATGTGGGTCTCTATCATCATCTACGTAAGTTCTGTGCGGATCGTTTCTATCCTCTACAGATCGTAGACAGTTATGAGTGGGGTACACCAACCGCAAAGAACAAGATCAACCATCCTGAGTTGGTGAAGTTTCTGGGTGGACTAAAAACACCCTTTGAACCCCATGAGTATCAGTATGACGCAATCTCTCATGCGGTAGAGAACCGTAGGGCCATTCTACTGTCTCCCACAGGATCAGGCAAGTCTTTTATCATCTATAATATCATGAGGTGGTTTGAGAAGAACGAGAACGGAAAGATTCTTGTTGTCGTACCAACAACCTCTCTGGTAGAACAGATGTACAAGGACTTCTCTGAGTATGGGTATGACGTAGAGAATCACTGTCACATGGTCTACTCCGGTAAGGAGAAGAACACGGACAAGAGGGTCATCATCTCTACGTGGCAGTCCATCTACAAGTTCCCTCATGAGTGGTTCGAACAGTTCCATTGTATTTTCGGAGATGAAGTCCATTTATTCAAGGCAAAATCTCTGTCTACCCTTATGGACAAGTGCGTCAATGCAAGCTATCGCTTTGGTACTACGGGTACACTTGACGGAACAGAGACGAACAAACTGGTATTGGAAGGTTTATTCGGCCCTGTATTTAAGGTGACTACCACCGTAAAACTGCAGGAAAGTAAACAACTCGCAGACCTAGACATCAAGGTTATTCTTCTAAGATACCCTAACGACGAATGTGCGAAACTCAACGGTAAGACCTATCAGGAAGAACTTGACTACATAGTTACTAGTGAGAAACGCAATCGATTCATCACCAATCTCACAGTTGACCAGAAAGGGAACACTCTGGTATTGTTTCAGTTCGTAGAGAAACATGGTAAAGTCCTATTCGACATGATCAGGGATGCGGTCGGAGAGGATCGAAAGGTGTTCTATGTCTCAGGTGAAGTTGATGCGAGTGATCGTGAACAGATACGTGGAATAGTGGAGAAACAGAAAGATGCTATTATCGTCGCCTCACTTGGCACTTTTAGTACTGGTATCAATATTCGTAATTTGCACAATATCGTTTTCGCTACACCTAGTAAGTCGCAGGTCAAGGTACTCCAATCAATCGGTCGTGGCCTCAGAAAATCTGATGACGGTTCTGTTACTAAGTTATTTGACATTGCTGATGATTTTCATATGAAGGGGTATCGCAACTTTACTCTGAGACACAGCGCAGAAAGAATCAAGATATATACTAAGGAAGGATTTAAATATAAAGTCTTCCCTATAAATCTGAAAGGATAGATCATGTCAACAAATATAAAGCAGTTAAAATTAAGTACTGGTGAAGAAGTGATCTGCGAAGTTATCGAGGACGATGATTTCGAAGTCATTGTTAAGAATGCTCTTAAGGTGGTGTCGAAGATTCAGGATGGGTATAAATTCTATACCTTCAAGAACTTCATGATCTATCAAGATCAACCTCATTCGTTACAGGTCATTCGGGCTGACCACATTGTTTCATATGCAGTTCCGCCTAAAGATTTGATTATAGAGTGGGAGACTGGATTGCAACAGATGTACGAACAGGGTGAAGAAGAACCTCAAATGATGGTATCAGGAGATTCGGATAGTAACATTATACCCTTTAAACCGTTATTGCACTGAGGGTATATTCAACCCTGCCCGGAAACTTAAAGTATTATATCATAGATTTTTTATTATGTCAAGACAAATTGTAGGATTTACCGCTTCAACCTTTGATCTGTTACATGCTGGTCACGTCTCTATGTTAAGAGAGTCGAAGGAACAGTGTGACTATCTGATCTGCGGACTGCAGGTCGATCCCTCTATGGACAGACCGGAAAAGAACAAACCCGTCCAGACTCTAGTAGAGAGATACACTCAACTGGCGGGTCTTCGTTTCGTCGATGAGATCATCCCCTATCAGACCGAAGAAGATTTGGAAGACATTCTGAAGATGGTCAACATCGATGTACGCATCATCGGTTCCGAGTATAAGGATAAGACGTTCACAGGACGTGCGACTTGTGCAGCTCGTGGAATCGAAATCTATTTTAACCAGAGGGATCATAGGTTCTCTACCAGTGATCTGCGGAAAAGAGTAGTTGACAGTGAGACCCAATCTGGTTTATAATATGCAAAATATGAGGAGTAATAGTACCAAATGAAACCGAAAGATAAACCACATTACGTCAACAACAAGGAGTTCTCTCAATCAGTAGTAGACTACTGTGAAAGGGTTGCTTGGTGTAAGAAAAAGGGTGACACAACACCGATTGTCCCCAACTATATCGCTGAGTGTTTCCTGAAGATTGCGGAAGGTCTATCTCACAAATCTAATTTCGTTAGGTACACCTACCGTGAAGAGATGGTCATGGATGCGGTTGAGAACTGCCTGAAGGCCATTGAGAACTATAATGTCGAGACTGCGACTCGCACGGGTAACCCCAATGCGTTTGCATACTTCACACAAATCTCTTGGTATGCGTTTCTTCGTCGTATTCAACGTGAGAAGAAGCAACAGGATATCAAATTGAAGTACATCTCTGAGGCAGGCGTAGAGGCGTTCCTAGACGGACATTCAGACCAAGAAAGGGACTATTCGAACGTTGTTCCCTTTGTGGACGTACTGCGTCACAGGATCGATATTGTGAAGGACGCAGACGCAGAGTTCAAAGAATATGTGAACGAACAGAAGAAAAGAAAACGTCGAACTGTAAAGGCTGACTCTGATCTGACGGATTTCCTTATAGATGAAACGAGTTCTGAGTGAACTGTGTTATTGGGAATTCCCTGTTCCTGATAACGTAATGGATACCATCGGTGCGGAGATATATTTCGAACCACCGAATGAATCCTACAACCACAGACTTGCTGGTAACATTGAGAACGAGTATGTGTTGCGATATTCTCGTGATGCGATTCGTGACTTTATTGTCGGACAGGCTTGGGCAGAGTTAGGTGCACCTTACGAACTAACGGACGTGTGGGTAAACATGCAGAAGGCGGGGGAGTTCAATCCCCCACACTCTCATGGTGGAGACTATAGTTTTGTGATCTTCCATACCATACCCTACCGAATTGAACATGAGATGGCGCAGTTCCCCGTAGTGAACGGGGGTTCTGTTGCAGGACACTTCTCGTTCTTATACCAAGATACTGTGAAGGGTGGGGTGGTCAGTCACATGATTCCCGTGGATAAAAACTATGAAGGATTCTGTTTCTTATTCCCCGCCAACCTTAAACATGCGGTCTATCCTTTCTATACAACGACAGACCACCGAATCACGGTTGCAGGAAATCTTGTCAAATAGTATTGACATATAGCAATATTTTTGATATAATGTCGGGATATATTGTAAAATAGGTATATTATGAAGCTAGTAATACTAAACGACACCCACTGTGGTGCACGTAATTCTTCTGACATCTTTATGGATTATCAGGAACGCTTCTATACAGAGGTGTTCTTTCCGTATCTGTTGGAAAATGATATCAAACAAATTCTCCACCTTGGAGACTATTATGATAACCGTAAGACGGTCAACTTCAAAGCCCTGAACCACAATCGTAAAATCTTTCTAGAGAAGTTGCGGGAGTATGGTATCACTATGGATATCATTCCAGGCAACCATGACGTGTACTATAAGAACACGAACGAACTGAACGCACTCAAGGAACTGCAGGGTCACTACATGAACGAAGTGAACCTGATCATGGAACCTACCGTGATGAAGTATGGCAACTTAGATGTTGCTTTGATACCTTGGATCAATGCAGAGAATGAGAAAGCAACACTTGAGTTTCTTGAGACGTGCAAGGCTCCTGTGGTTGGTGCACACCTAGAGTTGCAGGGGTTTGATATGCAACGTGGTATGCCCTGTCATGACGGTATGTCTCCATCTCACTTCTCAAACTTTGAGATGGTTCTGACAGGTCACTTCCATGCGAAGTCTACGCAGGGTAACATTCACTACCTTGGGTCTCAGATGGAATTCTTCTGGAACGACTGTAACGACAAGAAGTACTTCCATATTCTTGATACCGAAACAAGAGAACTGACTCCGGTACGTAACCCCATCACGATCTACGAGAAGGTATACTACGAGCAGAGTAAGATGAGTAAGTTCAAAGACCTTCGTTATCTTGACAACAAGTTTGTTAAGTTGATCGTGGTAGAGAAGGGTGACGCTTACGAGTTCGAACGTTTCGTGGATCGCATTCAGAATCAGAAGATTCACGAACTGAAAATCGTGGAGGACTTCAACGAGTTCATTGGTTCCAATGTGGACGACGATGCGGTATCTGTTGAGGATACCGAAACTCTGGTCTATGATTATATCGACGCTGTTAACACAGACCTAGATAAAGACCGGATTAAAAGGGAGATATCTTCTCTCATGACTGAAGCACAAACTATGGAGATTGTATAATGCGAGGCGCAACATCAAAACTTCTACGCAAAGCAGGCGTAGACACCAAAAAAGATAAACGCATGTTTAATGCCATGAGTCATAGAAACAAGGCTATCTTCTTAGATTTCTTGAGGACTTCTCTCCGTATCGAAAACTTCAAGACCAATTTGGTAGGAAAGGGGATTGACATTGAGTAAGGGAAGTAAACCACGTCCTATCACAGACAGAAAAAAGTTTGATGAAAATTGGGAAAACATTTTCCGTAAGGACAATATCACATCTAAACCAGCCGAGTTCTGGAATCATGATTGTACTTCCGATGGGCCTATATCGATCCAGAAGGGATATCCTTGTAACTGGTGCGGTATAGATGAACATGGAAATTACACGGGTTGACAGAAGTCAACCAACCGTGTATAATATGCGACTATGATTAAATTTGAGAAAATCCGGTACAAGAATTTCTTGTCCACCGGCAACAACTTTACTGAGATCGATTTTGAGAAGTCTCCTACTACTCTGGTGGTGGGACATAATGGTGCGGGTAAGTCTACCATGTTGGACGCCCTGTCGTTTGTCCTATTCGGTAAACCTCACCGTAAGATTTCCAAACCGCAACTCGTTAATTCAATCAACGGCAAAGGTACTCTTGTCGAGGTTCTCTTTTCTGTGGGTTCCGTAAAGTATAAGGTTGTCCGTGGTATCAAACCCAACGTCTTTGAGATTTGGGCTAACGATAACATGATCAACCAGAACTCCCATGCGAAGGAGTACCAACAGGTTCTAGAGAGAAACATTCTGAAACTGACTCACAAGTCTTTTCACCAGATTGTCGTTCTAGGATCAAGTTCGTTCGTACCATTCATGCAGTTGAACACGAGTGCACGTCGAGAGGTTATCGAAGACCTACTTGATATCAACATGTTCAGTAAGATGAATGGTCTACTCAAAGAGAAGATGTCTATCCTCAAGAATGATATCAGTGAGAACGGACACGCTATCGAACTGGTCAAGACCAAGGTCAATGCACAGAAGAAATACTTGCGTGATCTATCGGCCCTGAACACTGCACATCGTAAGGAGAAAGAGTCAGAGATCACCGCACTACTTGCGGAGATTACGGAACTGCAGGACTTCAATACAGAAAACCTGTCTACGGCATCGACACAACAAGAAGACGTGTCGAAGAAGTTAGAGAAAGTGAACACGTCACGTGAGAAGTTGTTGGAGTATCAATCTACCTTCCGATCTCAGATTAAGTCTGTGGTCAAGGAAGCGAAGTTCTTCGATGAGAACGAACATTGTCCTACCTGTGACCAACACATCGCAGAGGACTTACGTGAGTCTAAGAAGAACGATGCTAACGCACGTGCGAAAGAACTACATGACGCCATGACCAAATCAAACAAACAGATGGAAGAGTTTGACAAACAACTCTTTGATCTGAATGAGGTGATGGTAAAGGTTAATGCACTACAGTCTCAGGTCAATTCTAACAACCAAGAAATCTCTAGTCTTAATCGTAGGATTGATCGTATTCGTTCTGAGTTGGATGGACTGTCTGAGAACAGTACCGAACTCAACGAAGCGAACCAACAGCTTCGGACTCTAACAGAAGAACTAGAGATCAAACAAGATGAGAAGTATAAACTGCACGAGACTTACTCGTATCAACAGGTATGTGCGGAACTACTCAAAGATCAGGGTATCAAGTCTAAGATCATCAAACAGTACCTTCCGGTCATCAACCAACTGACCAATCAGTACTTACAGATTCTAGACTTCTTTGTTCACTTTGATCTGGATGAAGGATTCAACGAGACGATCCGTTCACGCTTCCGTGACAACTTCTCGTATGACTCTTTCTCTGAAGGTGAGAAACAACGTATTGACTTGTCCCTACTATTTACATGGCGACAGATTGCAAAGATGAAGAACTCAGTGGCCACAAACCTACTGATTCTTGATGAGACGTTTGATTCGTCTTTGGATGACGATGGGGTTGACAACCTCATGAAAATCCTGTATAGTCTAGGGGAACAAGACACGAATGTATTTGTGATCTCTCACAAGGCAGAACTAGAGGACGCACAATTCAATCGTCGTATTGAGTTTGTCAAAGAGAAAAACTTCTCTAAAGTAAAGGAAGCGGCTTGACAACCATTGTGAAACCGTGTTATTATACACGCATATTAACTGAGGAAACTTATTATGGAACTTTCTGATCGTACTCTACAAGTACTCAAAAACTATGCAACCATCAACCCGAACATCGTGTTCAATGAGGGTAACAGTGTTAAAACTGTATCGGTTGCTCGCAACGTATTCTCTCGCACTTCGGTGTCTGAGGACTTTCCGGTCGGATTCGGTATCTATGATCTGAACGAATTCCTGAATGTGTTGGGTCTCGTAGACAAACCCAATCTCTCTTTTGAGAAAGATTATGTTGTGGTTGGAGATTCAACGGGTCGTTCGAAGATCAAGTACTTTTACTCTGATCCGGATATGTTGACTTCGCCTTCGAAGGATATCAACCTTCCAGAATTCGAAGTTAACTTTCGACTAGATAATGCAACGTTGGGACGCATTAAACGTGCGGCCGCAGCACTTGGACACACGGATATTTCGATCTCGCCTAACAATGGTGCGATTCAAATTTCTGTTGTGGATACCAAGGATGCAACTTCCAATGCGTTCACTATCGACGTTGATGGGTCATATGATGAAGGAGTTGATTTCAACTTGGTTCTGAATGTGAACAACTTGAAGATTGTCAACGAGGACTTTGAAGTCAACATCTCTAAGAAGTTGATCTCTCAGTTCAAGTCTGTTCAGTCGGATATTGAATATTTTATTGCACTTGAAAAATCATCTACTTACGGAGTATAACAATGGCTAAAGCAGCAGAAGCACAAAAGCAAGACCACTCTCAGATTTACGAACTGGGTAACCGAGTGGCACGTTCGACTATCGCAGTGATTGACACTGTGGTACAGCGAGGCGGATTCAAGGGTGAGGAACTCTCTACTATTGGTCAGTTGCGTGATCAGGCAGTACAGGTTGTTCAGCTCGCAGAAGCATTCCAGTCTGAAGTAGCAGGTGAGTAAATGGAACTTTGGTCTTGGAAAGACTTCTTGCCCGATGTAGTCTTTCACATGCGTGAACGTGACGAATCCCTTGAGGGGGACAATCCCTTCAAGTGGGTTCGTAAGACTACGGGCGAACTCTTTGGTGGCAAGAAGGTTGTCATCTTTGGACTGCCTGGCGCATTCACACCCACGTGTACTAACGAACAACTTCCCGGCTTTGATCGACTCTATCAGGAGTTTGTTGATGCAGGAGTTGATGAAATCTGGTGTACGTCCGTGAATGATGCATTCTCTATGTACCAGTGGGCAAAACAACTAGACATTAAGAACGTCAAGATGTTGCCTGACGGTAATGGTGAATTTGCAGAAGAACTGGGGGTGGTGGTTAAGAAGAATAACCTTGGTTTTGGAAAACGTTCTTGGCGTCACGCTGTCATTGTGAATGATCTGGTGATCGTCAAACGTATTGAGGAAGATGGACTACGTGACAACTGTCCAACCGATCCCTATGAGAACACCACACCCGAAAACATTCTTTCTCTTGTCAGAAAAATCTCGGGAGAGTCCAGACAGATGCAGCTAAACTTCGGGGTGTAGCTCAGTTGGATAGAGCAATGGCCTTCTAAGCCATCGGTCGGGGGTTCGAATCCCTCCACCTCGGCCAATTTGCGGAGTTTGTATAGTGGTATTACCGGAGGTTTCCAACCTTCAGACGGTGGTTCGATTCCACCACTCCGCTCCAATTTGCCGGTATAGCTCAGCAGGTAGAGTAGCTCACTTGTAATGAGAAGGTCGGGAGTTCGATTCTCTCTGCCGGCACCATATCCTTATAACAAAATGATCTAAAAAAAGTTTAAAAAAACGCTTGACTTTAGACCAAGAATCTGTCATAATTACCCTGTAATTGAGAGTGAGGATATAAATTATGACTGCATTTGTTAAAGAAGAGTTTGTTTGGGACGGTATGTACTTGATGTATCGTGGTCGCCACGAAGGGTCTAAGAACATGGAAGAACATAACCCAAACTGTCACCCATCTTGGGTCGGTAAACCAAAACCTGAGTTTATCGTTCGATTCAAGTATGGGAAGTACAAGCCTTGGAAAGCGTGGGTTAACTTCCTA